AAACGTTCCGACGGGCGCAGTCGCGTCAACGTCGATGCGGTACCATGAGCTGGCGTTACAGAGCTGGCTGAACCGCATTTTCATACTCAGATCCGGTTATCCTCTGCCAATCGTATTCAGCAGTCCAATGGACGCCTTCTCGCTGTTCAACAAGCTCTGGGCCGAGCAGAACAATCCGTTTCAGTATCTGTTGAACGTGAAGGATGATCAAGGCAACCCGCTGTACCAGCCCTACCCGCAGCCGGTTCGCTATCCGGTGATGAGTGTATACAGAAAAGGCTGGAAGCTGCGTCCGTACCAAAATTTCTCCATCCACCGGATGCGGCACATCAACTGGCCGACCGTCAGCAGCGCTGGCACTAATGTATACGGCGTCGCCAGCACCGGCACCAACGTGACCACCGGTGATCTCGGCAACGTGACCACGAGCCGATTTCCGATGGCGTTCGATTACCGATTTCAGTTGGATCACTTCTGCAACCGCCCGGATACACAGGCCTTTTTCATATCCCAAGTGTTCCGCGAGTTCTGGCGCACCGGCGGCAGTCAGATGCAAACATGGATCAAGGTCAACTATCCCGGCTTCGGCACCAAGCTGGTTCGACTCTACGTTGACGGCGACATCGAGAACCTGACCCCGGAGGAACCGGAGGAAGGAAAGAACGTCGAGTTCCGCACATCCTTCACGGTCGTATTGGAGGGCTACGACATCGACTTGAATTACGAAGTCTACCCGGCGCTCTGGAAGATTATCGTCGGCGGCGGAACGCCTTCACCGGACGAGGTGAGCGCGGTGTTCAATACTGATTTACGGACGGAGCCAGAAAATCCGATTGTCGGATACCGCGAGAAAACCACGGACATGCCACCGCCCGGCGTTGGTACCGGTAGTTAGTAAAACACCTGTGGCAAACTGTATACGACGACATTAAGCGCACTAAAACCGCAGGCAGGTTCCTGCAGAATACAATGTGTAGTTAAAGCAGCGTAAAAAGATTATGACAACGATCAAAACATTTCCCGGCGTTTATACGTCCATTGCGGACAAGTCATTCGTCACCCCGGCTACGAGCCTTTTCAAGCCCGGCCTGATCGGCGTGGCCACCAAAGGGCCGTTCGACGTTCCGACACCGGTCGTCTCGCTCAAGGACTACGTCAACAAGTTCGGTAATCCGCTGACGTCGACCTACACGCAGGACAGTAACGGCATCATCACGCCGGACGGTGCGGGTTATTTCTTGGCTGACGCTGTGGACGCCTTGGCCGACAATACTGACGGCATCTTCGTTGTCCGCGTCGGTAACAAATACACCAATCTCGAACCGTCGGACGCCTATTCCGGCACCAACACCGGAATTCTCTACAGCCCGAGCAACGCTTCCCGCATTGCCTCGCTGTTGGCGTCGAACAACGGAAACCTGTTCATCCGCGTCGTTCAGGAAGGTTTTGATTCCACGGTCAACGCGCAGGTCACCTCCGCCGGAAACGGCACGATTGCCTTGAGCAACACCGGCGTGCTCTTGCAGGATCATTACACGGCGGCTACCATCGGCTACAGCGCAGCGGCCAACGCTGCGAATTCTGCCTCCGCTGTGCTCAACGCTTACACCTACGGCACCAACAGCACTCAAATCACCGATGCCGTTTATACAGCGGTTGGTTCCATCTCCGGCAACAAGAATGATTTTCAATTCTACTGCTCGGCCAACGCGGCGGCCATTCCGGTCGGCGGCGTGTTCAAGATTGTTCAGCCGAATCTGGCTACGACCCATGAGGTCAGAGTCAAGAGCGTTATGTCCAATGTGGACAGCTCTGGCACCGTCTTCTTGGAGAAGACCGACATTCCGCAGCTCGGCTACCAAGCCCTGCCGCTGCAAGCCACCTACACCAGTGCGGTGCTTTACAAGGCTACCGGCAAAATTCCGTTCCTGACGCTTTACGCGGCCTCCGAAGGCACGTGGGCTAACGGTGCCGACAGCAGCCAAGGCCTGTATGTCAAGATCCGGCCCGGCTCGAATGCGGGCAGCAAGAAGCTCGAAGTCTACTGGAATTCGGCGCTAGTGGAAACGTGGGACAATATCTCCGATACGCCGAGCAGCTCTAACTTCTGGACGAAAGTCTTGGCGCAGGGCAAGAGCGGCTACGTGTATGTCGACCAGAATTACACCGGCACGGCCTCGGCTGCGCCGACTGCGGCAAACTCGGTCAAGCCTTGGGATTCCCGGTTTTACGTCAAGGATCCTACCGCCGGTCTTCCGCTTCCGATGCCTGCGGGCGCGATCAATGCCGGTGTGTTGGCGGTCACGATCGGCAACGCCACCGATACTGGTGGTCAGTTCACCAACGGGTTTAACGGTGAAAATCCGAGCGACGCCGACTGGATCGGTGATTTGGATCCGGCCACCGACACCTTGAGCGGTATTCAGGCCTTCGAGCAGACCGATCTGGCCCGGGTAACCTGCATCGCGGCTCCTCAGGACGGCATCTCAACCGGAGTCATGGAGCAGATGGCCCGGACGGCTGCCAAGATCAACGCGTTCAGCACGGCGGACATTCCCGCCGGTCTAACGGGCCGCCAAGCCATCGACTGGCACAACGGCGTGCTACCGACTCAAAGCGGCTACCGGGTGGACAACAAGAGCTTGGTCTGTTACTGGAACTGGTACACGCGCACCAACCGGTTCGGCGAAACCAAGCTGGTTCCGCCGTCGATCGGCTTCCTGCGCTGCGCTGCCAAAGTGTTCAACACGGAGTATCCGTGGTCAGCGATCGCCGGACTCACGCGTGGTTATCTGGACGACGCTGAAAGCCTGCAGTTCAACTACGTCTCGGATGACGTCAAACAGGCCATGTATGGCAACGGCAACAGCGTAAATCCGATTCTGAACATGCAGAATTCGTATTACATCTTCGGCGAACGCACGATGCAACGCGCCGAGAGCAAGCTGACGGCCCTGCACTCAGTGATTCTGGTGAATTGGATCGTCAACGGCATGGCGGACATCGCCAAGAAGTTCGTGTTCGATCCGAACGACGCCCAGCTCCTGAGCCAGTTGGATCTGGCCTTCACTGACTTCCTGAACCGCATCGTCAATGAGCGCGGACTGGAGCAGTACGAGCTGGTCATGGACAGCACCAACAACACGTCGAAAACGCGCAATGCGCGCCAAGTGATCGTGGACTTGTCCTTGATCCCGACCGATGTGGCGGAAACCATTTACATCAACGCCACCGTCCTTGAAAGTGGTGCAATCCTTAACAGTGTTCAATAATTATGCCTAAAATGACATTCAACAATACGTTCGGCGCTGCGGCGTCGGCCAACGGCATCGACCTTCAGCGCAGCGATTTATGGCGCGTGCAGATCGCGCCGCCTGCCGCCCTGCGAGCCAGTGTCAACTCGTGGTCTGACAATGTTGAATTTCTCCTTGAAAAGTTTCCGTTCCCGAACCGGGAGCGCGAGATGATCGAGGTCAAATACATGCAGCAGACCAACTTCTTGATCGGCAAGGACGCCCCGACAGGTGCGATTGAAATCCCGATCCGGTACGCGTTCTCGACACAGGTCGCTACGCTGCTTGAAAACTGGAACTACCTCTGCGCCAACCCGGAAACTGGCGGCGTCGGTCTGACCACGCAGTGCAAAGGCACCGGCCAGATGATCTGGATCGTGCCGAATATGCGCAATCAGGTCAATGACCTCGGCGGCAACGGTGTGCCGAGCGCGAACACCATGGACGACGGTCTAGTTTACCAGCTCGATGGTTGCATCATCAAAGGTCTGAAGTACACGGACGCGGACATGACGCAAAGCGGTTTCGTGAACATCATGTTCACCCTCCAGATCGACCGGTATTACCCGGCTCCGATCTCATGGGCAGACAACCTCGTGGTTAATCCGGTTCTACCGTGAGAAACGATCCCTACAGCCGAGCAATCATGGAAGCGCTCCCGGCGGCACCTGAGATACCGCTGGAAGGGCCGCCAGTCGAAAGCTTTGACCTACAGGATGGATCCTGTTGCTGCTGTCCGATCTGCAATTGCGACCGGGCTGAGGTCAGACACGATGCCGACGTCAAGGTTGGCTACTGTCCGTCATGTGCGGGCGAGTTCACGCCGCGCGTTGAGTCAATTTCCCGGCAGGTTATCCGCCGGATCAGTGAACACCGAGCTAAGCGCAACCGGCGCGTCGCCGAGGCCCTTCCCCGCGCTCTTCCGGGTGTTCCCCGTGATGACTTTGACCTGTTCCGTAAGATCGTGGACGGGGAGCCTGAAGAGGACGGTTTGGGAGTAGCTGACGTCCCGGAAAATGCTTAATACAATGCGCGCCGAAGGTCTCATCACCATCTCCGGTATAACGCTGGCTGACGGCACCAAGCTGTCGACACAGCAGGCGGTGGACTACGGCTGGATCACGGCCCCGGAGGGGCGACAGCCACGCGGCTGGGGACTTGACCGACATGAGGTGCCGATCGGCAAGAATCTCTTCGTGGATCAAGGCAGGCAGATTGCCATCTATGCGCTCGGATTCCGCAGCCCGATCTCCGACTACACGCTTCAAAGCTTTGGTGTCGGTACCGGGCTGTTACCCGCCAAGGTGACCGATGTGGCGCTGCAAGCTCCTATCACGCTCAGCAACAGCCTGACCACGGCTCCGATCGACGCGATTGATTTTATCTCGCCCTTCGTGCTACGGGCATCCTTCACTTTGGGTGTCAACGATGCCAACGGGTACATGATCAGTGAGATGGGTCTGTTCAGCGGGGGTGGCGCACTGGTGGCCCGCAAAGTGCGCGCTGTATCTATAAATAAGACGAGCGATTTTTCGCCGACATTGAGCTGGCGCATTCGCTTCTAAAAATACCATTATGCAAACCAATATCTGGGACAATCAAACCGTCGGTGAAACCTCCAGCGTGCTTTTCTCCATGATCCAGCAAGGGCCGGTCAATGCCACCGTGATCATGAAAAATTCCGGCGTCAACACCATGAACTACACGTTCCAGCAGTTCAACGGATCGGCGTGGGTGGACATGGATGTTCTCGGTACGGATTACAACAACACATTGTCGGCCAACGAGGTCAAGACCTTGGTGCTGAGGTCGACGTATCCGCAGGTTCAGTTGGTTGGCTTCGCCTCTGGCGGTGCGCTGCTTGAGTTCAACATCGGACGATATACGAACCGAGCTTCCGGCGGGCCGCTTCCGTTGATCAACCTCTAACGGTAGGCATTCCAAACGTTTCGGTAGTAATGCTCGATCAAGGGCATGTCCAAGATTTTAATCTCCGCCGGAGTCTGTAGCTTCAACGGTGCCGGGGCAGGCACGCCCGGGATGTTGCGCTTGAGCAGGGTGCGCTCAAAAGACGCATTGAATTCCTCTTCTTGTTGCGGCGGCAGCTGACGCACGATAGTATCCAGCGCGGCCTCGAAATCCATGCTCGGCTTGACGGCTTCAAACAGCTTCTTGCATTTCTTTTTACCGTACCCTTGAACGCCGGGGATGTTATCCACGGGATCGCCGACGATGGCCAGTTCGATGGCGATCTGCTGTGGATGCTTGATGCCGTGAAATTTATGCGTGATGAATGAAGGCATCAGCACCGCCTTTTCCGCGAGCGAGTAGTAATGACAGTTTCCACCGACCAGCTGCATGAGATCCTTATCCGAAGATACGACGTAGATGATGTCATCGGCATCGGTCTGCGCTACGGCAGTAGCCACTAGATCGTCGGCTTCAACGGTATCGCTTTCAACGTGTTCCGTACCGATCAAGTAGGAGAGCACATCTTTCAGGACGTCCTTGGCTTCATGGTAGATCGCCGGTTTCTCATCCCGGCCTTTGGCCTTGTTCTGTTGGCCGTCCCATGCGAACAAGGTGCGGTCGATCGGTGCGCCGATCTTGTTAGTCTCCGGATCTAGCAGGAGCAGGATGCTGTTTACTGCCAAGCGGACAGCGTCATTGACCTTACCGCTGTCGCTCATCGCGGCATAGTAAGACCTAGCCCACAGTGCTGAACCATCGACAATTAAAATTGGCATGTGTAGTTATGTTACGTTATGAGACGAATTGATCAAATTAAAAACAGCTATCCTATAGGATACAGAACAGGAAACTTGAGCGTTGAAGGCTATGAAAAGTACGAACGCGAGCCACATTTTTGGATGCTACTGCTGAAGTGCGATTGCGGAGGCAGGATAAGACTTCGTCCGGGCCAGCTGCCAGCAAATAAAACCAAAAGTTGCGGGTGTTTGGTTAGTAGCCATTTTGACAAAAAATTTAAGGAGAAATACCCAATAGACACAGTGTTCGGAAGTTTGACAGTTAAAGGTTACGATATAGCGCCGAGGCAGACTAAAACTAGAAACGGATCCGTGACTGAGCGCCGTATAGTTTGCAAGTGCGCGTGCGGTAAAACTACGTCCGTTCGCGCGTCAAGCGCAGCAAGAGGGCATACAGCTAGTTGCGGATGTATAGGGATTAAAAAGCGTACCGATGGCCGTGTAAAGCGCTACACTTTACCTCCGGTTACTGTAGCAATGCACGCTGCGTTATCTCATCTTAAAAGTTGTGCATCTTACAGGGGAATAGTTATAGACCTAACCGCAGAAGAGTTTGATATAATATCCAAGACAAACTGCCACTACTGTGGTGCGGCACCAGATCAAGCGACCAGAACTAAAAAGGCTACTTACATTAGAAACGGTATAGACCGTGTTGACTCAAGACTAGGCTACGTACACAGTAACTGCGTCTCGTGCTGTAAGCATTGCAACTACGCCAAACGTAAAATGTCAGTGCTTGAGTTCAAGGACTGGCTTCGCAGAGCTGCTACTCACTTCCTAGGAATGGCTTAGCGCGCTGAGTTCTCCGCCTCAACCTTCTCGTTGCGCCACTGCAGGATAAGCTGAAGGATTGAATCCGGAATGTCGTTCAACTGCAACGTCAATCCGTGATTATCCCAAGCTAGGTCGAAGAGGAGGCGGTACCGGGCCTCGCGGCTCATTATTGCCGCGTTAACGAAAAAACTCCTGATCAAAGTTCAAAGGCTGCACGAACTTCTTGCCGCAGTCCGCGTTGTCGCAGATGTGCGGAATGTTCGTGTTCAGGTGCGGCGTGATCTCGCGCCCCTTGTCCTCCAAGAATTTGACGTCGCCCGGCGAAAGCGCCCGCTCCCACGTTACCAGCTCTTCCAGAGTTTCCGGTTTTGAATCGTTGATGGTGACCACCCGCATGACCGTGCGCAGCTCGCTGTCGGTGATCGAGCGCCGCTTCTCATCGGTACGGCTCAAGATCATCTGCTCGTCCTTGACCAGCAGCGGGCGCAGGCTGACCACGTCAGCGCACTCCGGCAGGGTTACCGTGTCGAAACCGACGTAGTCGGCGCTCTTTTCGCCGATCTTCTCCAACTCGTCCGGCACTTGGATTTGCTCCGGTTTCTTCAGGCCGCAGTAAGGGCACACGGATGTATACAAAATCTTACCCTCGGTGGCGATGGCCCGGCTGACGAGCAGCACCACATTGATCTCGTCCACCACGAAGTCCTCAACCGCCCCACCGTTGAGGTCGCAGCAGTTGCGCAGCAGCCCGTATACAAGCTGCTGTTTGTCGAGCTTGCGCACGTTATCGACCAGCCATTGATCGATCGCGTTATCCCATGGATACACGGTCAATTTACCGTTTGGCCACGCTTTCGGGTTGTTGTACCCGTGAGAAAGTAAAGTGATCTCGCGCTTATACACCTGACGGCGCGGAGCCATTGATTTGAGATTTGTCTTGATTGCCAATTGATCCTCCTAATTTTATAGCGTTTAATGCGATGTTTCTTTTAAGTGCGACGTTGTCGTTACCATATAGAACAGACAACAGCTTGCAGGCTGGCTTACTATTTAACTTTAATCGACCAAAGCCTTTTATCGAAGGATGAGCGCTTACTTTGTATACGTTACCAGTTACGATTTCTACGTACCGCTGAAACTGCGTTAACACATGCAGGCTACCATCAAGCTGCACAGACGCGTAAGTTCTTTTACCGTAATTTTGTATGCCAATAGATCCATCACCGTCTAGCATTCCACGCCAAAAATCTGCATCAAGCTCTAAATCTTCAGCGACTTTAAGCGAGACCGACTTGCGCGGTGTAAGACCACACCTTTCCAGTGCTGCCCATATTCTGGAACTTATGAATGCAAACTTAGCTTGTGTTGTTATTCCAAAACTTGTTTCGTAAGTGTAAACTGTTATCTTATGGCCTGATTTTAAGAATCTCCTAAAACTCTCTAAGTGGTGCTTATTACGCACACAACAAGTGACGCTTACCATAGGGTAAAGCGCTATTTTGCCGCTTTTTCGTTTGCGTTTAGCATAGGTTAAGCAACCGTCCGCCGCAAGATATCCGATCCAGTACCTAGCCTCCGGCGTTAGCTCATCAAAAGCTTCGTGATTTATGTAAAGTGACGCTTTATTCACGTTTTAACTACACGTATGGCTAAACAAAACAAACACTTTAATCAGAGCACAGGCAGCCGTACCGGATTCGTGATGGTTGGCGGAGTCACGGATACGGTAGCGGAAGCCTGCAGACCGGTCACTGCCACGTTCGGCATGGTAACACTAGGCACCGGCACAGGTACGTTGATGATGATTGGAGGAGGCGTCGGGATGAGCGCCAACAGTGAATTCAAGTCGATCCCGGCGGCAAGAGCGATGCTCGGCAAATCGAGAACGAAATCCGGGATCACAACCTCCACTGGAACCTTCTCAGCAACCAGTTGAATGTTCAGTACAGTCAGCGGGCCTACCTTTACCAGTATCGTGACGGTAAGCTCTGGAATAGCCCGGATCAGTTTGGTTGCAACCTTCAGTATTTTCTGAAATTCAGCTTCGGCATTAGTGATCGTTGACAGGATCGCCTCTGGGATCTTTGGCAAACCGAGCGCTTCCAAGATAAACGCCCCGGAAAGGTTAAGGTCTAGGCTCTGCACCGGGACAGGCAGCTGAATGACGAGCGCGTAGTTGTAGCTGTTGCCCTGTGAGGTCAAGGAAGAGATGTAGGAAGCGCTGGAGAGTCCTACGGATGCCGAGCCAAGCGCGCCGGAGGTGGACGAGCTGACGGCTTTTGTAGCGCCTGAACTGTTTAGGATGCTGGGAGTTGTATCTGGCATATCATGTTACGTTGTATACAACCGAGTTGAAACCGAATCCTCTGGAAATAACGGATCGGTTTGATTAGGCGGCCCGGTTGAACCATCACTGCTTGGATGGGTGTGTCCAACTAACCAAGCCAAAAGCTGAGGGGTCATCATGACGACCGGATACTTTGCATCAGTGCCTACCGCCATGGCGGCGGTATTGATGACCAAAGCAGCTCCATTCAGGGAGATCTTCCCGTCGGTCACTTGGATCGCCGTACCGAGCGGCGAGGATATCTGAGCCGTGTTGCCTTCGACCGCTACGGACGCCATGCCTGCCGACACCAAGGCGACATTGCCTTTAGGATCGATCAGGAACGAGCCGCCGCTGCCGGTGGCTATCTTTACGCTGCCGTTGCTGAGCGCTGAGATGAGGACGCCGCCGACCATCACCGTAAAAGAGTCGCCCGCCCGCACCAGTGCATCAGCCGACGCGTTCAAGATCGTGCTTTCGGCGGACACGACTGCGGTATCGATCGCTTGGATTACAGCGGTCTGAGCGGTATCGTTCAACGAAACTCGCTGCCCGGCAGGGGTTAAGAGGGAAACGGATCCGCCTGTCTCATCGCCGCTACCGCCCAATTGAACTTGATACCCTTCCTTGGTTGTCAGCAAAACCCGGTTTTCAGTGATCTCTAGGCTATGCCCGTACCGGGTCAATATCGCCCGGTCTGGAGCGCCGACCGGGGTTCCGTCGCCATATTCGTGAAGCTTGAAATTTTTAGCCCCTTTCGAGGTTTGAGAGGCCCATTCCCAGATAGGCTTCTCCGGCTCGCCGTCGAGAAATCGGACAAAGACATTGTCGCCGACGGCTGGAAGCATGCTGAGGCCGCCGCTGGCGCTAGATTCTCCCGCAGGCATGCCCACAGGGAGCGCCCAAGGTAGGTCATTTACACCGACGTAACCGGTGCCGGTTGCGTTG